TAAGAGGTGGTAACTCTGCTGAGTTTTATGATAATGAAGGCACTTTAGCAAAATCTAAAATGCAGGTTAAGGTTTACCCTGACTATTCAAGAATTGTAAAAAAATACGGCAGAATACATCATTATGTAGATTACAACCCATTTAAAAAAAACAGGCTTATTAGAAAGGAAGATGTTGTAATACCAAAGAAATCACAACATGAAATGAAATTAAAAATTAGTAAATCTAACTAATGTTAAAGTTATCTATGTAAGCTGTTTCCCAATCGTCATCAATATTGTGGTATTTTACAAAGCATCTTTGATCTGTATCGTATTTGAACTTTGCTTCGCCTATTTTTCCATATAGGTCTTGTTCTCTTATTTTTCTTGTTATTACATTTGTTGAATTATCGTCAAAGTCTCTATGTACTGTAAGAACTGCATCTGCTTGATTATGCCAATGTGCAGCACCACTTATATCATATGCTGTTGGCGGTAAATAACTGCCATCATTTGTTTTAGGTAGTTTTGTAGGGTGTGCTATAACCCAACACACAACCTCATAGATTCTAGTAAATCTTTTACATAAAGAAATAAAATCACGAATATGCTCATCTTCTCTTTGATTGCCTTGTCTTACTGCTGAAACTTCATTAAATGGGTCAATTACCAAACCATTTATGCCATGTTTATATATTGCAGACTTAGCAATAGAAAGTATTAAATCAATAGAGGGTATGGCATCTTTTGTTTCTATAAAATAAAAATGCTTGTGTATAAAATCTAAGGCTTTGTTTAACTCTGCCTTAGTCATTCTGTTTTTTAAGCCCTCATCAAAAGGTTTTTTTAGATACATTTGAACTAATCTTCTAATGTGCATAGATGTGCTGTGCTCAGGTGAAAACATTGCAAAAGACCAACCATGTGTTTCTGCAAGTTTTAATAATATCTGATCTGTAAATACAGACTTACCATGATTTGGTATTCCTGTAATAACATGGAAAGTACCAGTCATTACTTTGTATATATCATCTAAGCCGTCCATACCTATCTCTGTAGGTCTTTCGTAATTACCCTCATATAAATCATTAAGCTGTTTAGTATAGTCGTTAGCTGTATATAAACCTTCAATTGGATAAGGTGTGGCACTTTCTATAACCTCTCTAAGTTTCATAGCACCATGCTTAATTAGTACATCATTGGCATCTTTGCAATTATCAGGTGGTGTAACAAACCAACATATATCTTTACCAAACCTATGTAGCAGTTCTTTATGTAAGGCTCTGCCACTGCTGTCATTATCAGTAAATAAAATAATCTTAGTTGCAATTAAGTTGCAATTTTCTAATGCTTTAAATCTAGCATCTTGCTTGTCAAACTTTGCTTCTTTCGGTGCGCCATTAGGTAAAGTAGTTGCATTGTCAAAACCACATTCGCCTAATGCCAAAACATCAAATTCACCCTCAGTAAAAATTATTGTTTTCTCGTTACATATTTTGTCGTAGTTATAAAGAATGGATTTTGCATTAGCAGATTGCCTAAACTGCTTGTCTCTTGTTCTGTATTTAAGATTTGTAAGTTGTCCATTTTCATCAAAATATTGAAATACACACCATTCGTTTTCTTGCACTACATTAAATCTTTCGCATGTAGATTTGCTGATACCTCTTTCTTTCATATAGTCATAAAAGCTGTCTGATGGTTTCTTAGCCACTGTAGGTGGCTTTGGTTGAATATAACTTGGTTTCTTATAAGGTTGATATAAAGAACCTGTACTGCTACCACCAGTCCATTCACAATGGTGGCATTTCCACAAAACAGTTCCACTATCTATTGTTACTGATAAAGGGTTGTCTCTTGCGTTATGAGGTGGTTGACATTGTGGACATTTGGTTTTTTGATTTCCGTCTTGTTGGTGTTTTAAATTTATATTGTTTTCAATTAATGTTTTATCTATGGTCATATTATTATCCTGCTAAATTATTAAGGGTACTATTCTTAATGGTTTTTTCTAAAAAGTCTAAATATCTTTGTTGGTTTAACCATGTCGTTGCATGAGGTATAAATCTCTCCTCTGTGGTTAAGTTTTCTTGTGCAAATACTTTGGTTGCATAAATAATTTTTGAATAATGTTTTTCATCATATTTACTAAAAGAAACACTAGCTTGATACTTTCCAACCTTTCTTGGGTAGTGTTTCCAAAACAACTCAAATTCGTGTATATATTCTTTTGTATCTTCTTTAGTATTGGTGGTAACTGGTGACCCCTGCCTCTTATCTTCTATTACACTAGGGGTATGGTCATCTATAACCATAGGGTTATTATCTAAGGTTAAATGGTAACGATTAGAAGTATGACCACCATTGTCTAATTTTCTGTGTTCAATTTTTAAATAACCTAGTTGTTCAAATTCTTTTATTGCATTTTGTATTGTTTTGGTTGTATTTAAACCAATCAGCTTTGCAATATGTTTATAAGATGGATAACAAGTACCCTTTTCGTCTGCATAGTTACCTAAGATAACTAATATTAATTTTTTGGTTGGCGACAAGCCATTAACTTTAAGTGCTTTGTTTAAGCATTCTATTGACATATATAACTCCTGTTAAAATAATGTTGTTTGTAACGGCACAACGCCTTGCTCTGCACCGTTTTCTTTATAAAACCATTCTATAATTTCTTCTTGTGTAAAATCTTTATCTGTATATACAAACTCTGATCTATAACCAGTCTTAGTTAAAGGTATTGGCGTATCATTTTCTACATGGAACTCAATATGATCCATACGACTATCTAAAGTTGTAAAATACTTAGGGGTATAAACAACCGATACTTCTAATGACATAAATGTAAAAGTAAATTCTACATCTCTATTATATTTCATAAAGACAATCTATCTTTATCAATCTCATCTCGTAATTCATCACTCTTAAAATTCATATATTCTTCAAGAATAGGTATCAAATTTTCTGATGTTACAAAACCACTAAGCAATAACGATAGTTTTAATTCTGATCTTATTCTTAGGTACTCCCAAACAAGCTGTTCGTCAATATTGGCTTCTATATCTTCTAATCTTTCTTTTGTTAAATGCATTATATTTTCCTATAAAAAAGGGGGCATATAACCCCCTGTTAATTAATTTAATGGTATGAACTTCATAAAGGGTTCTTCTCTATGACCCTCAGGCAACCACTCTAACTTTTCTGCAACTTCTTCTATGGTTAACATACAGTCGGTACTACCACCTTCTTCTGTTTCATTAACAAGTATTGATCTACCGCAGTAGTTTTGTGTACCTAGCTTAAAGTACATATTGTCTTTAAGAAGCCCCTCATCATCTACATACATAATGACACCACCACCAAGAGAAACTATATCAAAGCAACTACATTGCATTACTTTGTAATAATCTTCTATATCTGTATCTGAAATATCTACATAAGACAGACTCTGATCAAATGGGTCAATTAGTATGGATTGGATTTTATTTTCTTCTTTCATTTTACCTGCTCTGTGAGCGTTTAGTTAATATAGGTTACATAGTATATTGTCCATACAATAAGTAAACCTTTTTTGGAATAATATATGTATTAATTAAGTAATACCCTTTGCATATAATCTTTTTTGGAATATTATGTGTGTAATTAATGATAAATAATGAACAGTAAAACCAATAAATCTAAACTTACAGATACTTTAAAACTTAAAATTAGAAATGAGTTTGTACAAGGTATTGATGAAAACTCAGAAAGAGTCTTGTTTACTTTAGATGAATTAATTAAGAAATATAAAGTTGCACAAAGTACGATATACAGAATTGCAAGAACAGAACAATGGAAAGTACAACGAGATCAATTTCAACAAGAGTACACAGAAAAACTTGATAAAGACAGAATTAAAGCAAGAGCAAAAGAGTCAATTAAATTTGATGATAATTCAATTAATCTTGCAAAAGCCTTATACAGCACAGTAGGTCAAGTAATACAAAATAATAATTCAGCAATACAACAAGGCAAGAAAGGATTGCCACCATCACAAATTAATTCACTTGCTAATGCAGCAGTTACTGCACAACGATTAGCAAAACTTGCTCTTGGAGAAGCTACACATAATATAGATGCCACAGTCAATGAAAACACAGACGCATTCAGAAGAGCTATGGAACTGCTTGACACAGTTGAAGAACAACGCAGAAGCCAAGGCGATAGAACTACGCACTAATTGGCTTGAAACGGCTAGAGATAAACAGCTACAACCTGCGTACAAACACTATATATGGCTAATTTTAGCAGGTCGTGGTTGGGGTAAGACTAGAACTGGTGCACAAGACATTGCTCTATATGCCTTAAGAAACCCTAACACTATATCGGCAGTCGTTGCACCAACTTCAGGTGATCTCAGGAGAGTGTGTTTTGGTGGTCCAAGTGGTTTAGTTTCTATAATACCTAAAGAATGCCTTTCAGTTACAAAAGATATGAAAGGGTACTCATCTAGTATAAGTGAGATACGCTTACATAACGGCTCCAAGATTGTAGGTTATGCAGCATCTGAACCTGAAAGGTTAAGGGGTCCACAGTTTCATAGGGCATGGTGTGATGAAGTAGCAGCTTGGCGTTATCCTGAAGCATTTGATCAGCTTATGTTTGGTTTAAGACTAGGCAAAAATCCACAATGCTTAATTACTACGACACCAAAGCCAACCAAAATAATTAGAGACTTAGTTGCAAGAGAAGATGTTGCTGTTACTACTGGTAATACATTTGAGAATGAAGCAAATTTAGCTGAAAGCGCATTGGCTATGCTTAGAGATAAGTATGAGGGCACTACACTAGGTCGTCAGGAATTATATGCTGAGATAATAGAAAACTTAGAAGGTGCTTTATGGACAAGCGCACTTATAGATGAAGCTAGATTGCATGAAAATACGGAAAAAGAATTAAAAAATATTATTGTAGCAATTGACCCTGCAGTAACCAACAATGAAGATTCAGATGAAACTGGTATAGTTGTAGTAGGCAAAGACCATAATAATGAGTATTATGTACTAGAAGATGCCACTGGTAAGTACAGTCCTGATCAATGGGCAAGAAAAGCAATTAATTGTTATTACGATTGGGGTGCAGATAGAATAGTGGCAGAAGTAAACAATGGTGGCGATTTGGTGGAAAGACTATTAAGAGGAATGGATTTAAACATTCCATACAGGTCTGTAAGGGCTACAAGAGGTAAACTTATAAGAGCAGAACCTATTGCAGCACTATATGAGCAACGGCGAGTTCATCACATTGGTTATTTTCCTGAGTTAGAATCACAAATGTGTGGATATATAGGAGAAACAAAACCAAGCCCTGATAGATTGGATGCTTTGGTTTGGGGTATATCTGAACTAAGCAAATCAAAAGGTGAAGTAAATTGGAGAATAAGCTAATGGCAGAACAAACATTTTTACAAAGATTGTTTAACACAAAACCTGTTGAACAAAAAAATTCAAATATGATGGGTTATTTTGGTGTCGGTAGCCAAGAAGCAAAAACTTACAAATACGCAGACTTAGCAAAAGAGGGCTACCTTAAAAACGCTATTGTCTACAGATGTGTAAATGAGATAAGTAAGGGCGCAAGTGCAGTACCTTTTATTATTAAGGCAGGCGATCAGATTATAGAACAACATCCTTTAATTGATTTGTTACAAAGACCTAACCCACTGCAATCTTACAGTGAGTTCTTTAACAGCCTGTTTGGCTATGTGTTACTTAGTGGTAATGCTTACATACTAAAGACTGGTTCTGATATGGGTGCGCCAAAAGAACTGCATCAACTAAGACCTGATCGCATAAACATAAAGGGAAGTGGCAAACCGATACCTGAGAAGTATGAGTACATGGTCAATGGTAGAGTTGCACAAACTTACCTTGTAGATCAAGAAAATGGTTTTAGCGAACTAAAACATGTAAAGCTATGGAATCCACTAGATGATTATTATGGTTTAAGTCCAATGAGTGCAGCAGCAGTAGAGGTAGATCAATTTAATATGTCTAGCAAACATAATGTAAATCTTCTGCAAAACGGTGCTAGACCAAGTGGTGCTGTAGTATTTAAGCCACAAGATGATCAAGGCTTTGCTGTTAATCTTAGTGAATCACAGAGACAACAACTTATCACTGATTTAAATAATAGGTTTACTGGCGCAAACAATGCAGGTAGACCTTTATTGTTAGAGGGTGATTTTGATTGGAAAGAAATGGGTCTTAGCCCAAAGGATATGGATTTCTTAAACCTTAAACATATGAGTGCCACAGACATTGCTCTTTGTTTTGGTGTACCTAGTCAGCTTGTAGGAGTTCCTGATAGTCAGACATACGCAAATGTTGCAGAAGCAAGGCTTGCTTTGTATGAAGAAACAATTATTCCGCATCTAAGAAAGATGGCATCAGACCTTAACGAATGGTTAGTGCCATTATTTGATGATCGTTTAACACTAGAGTTTGACATAGATTCAATCCCTGCTTTGTCAG